TTGATGCCGCCGGGTGCAGAGCCGAGCGTGAGAGGCGTTCCCGCGATGCAGTTTCCCGCCGCGCCGGGTGCATCCGCGGCGATCGTCACGGCAGCTGACCCGCTGGACGTGGTTGCACCCGCGGTGACGGTATAGGATGCGCCATCCTGCCGCGTGACCGGCAGACCGGCGGTGATCGCAATCCCGTCCGCGCCGGTAAACGTCGCCGTGAGCGATGCGGCCGAGGCGGGGACACGCAGCACGCCACGCAGCGCCGCCCATGATTCCAGCGTATAGACCGCGGACCAAGGCGTGCATTCCCACGATACGCGGTCAATATGACCGTGATGCAGGTTGGCGAGGCCGGCGTTATCGGCCGCGAGGATCGTCAGAACATCGAGGGGCAGGATATTGCCGGCCGATGCCGTGATATCGGCTTGGCATTGGGCGATTAGTTCGCCTAGCGTGGGGCGCTGGTATGGCATTTAGATGTTGCTCCAAGCCCAAGAGTAGCGGAACGATTGCGGCCCGGTCGGACCAGTCACGGCAACGGAAAGCGCGATCATCTGGCCTTGGCGTTCGGCCTGGACATCGATCGCGGAACACACGCCCGCGTCAATCAACGGCTGCAACGCAAGTTCCGCAGTGTTTTGCGCAAGCCTCACGTTCTGATCCGTGATCTTCGCGCGGTCCAGTTCCCAGAGGTTCGACCCGATCGTATCGCCGGACCAATGGCCGCGGGGGTCGCCGTCCAACGGAACGAAGTCGGGGGTGGCGACGGCATCGGTGAACAGCGCGAGAAGGATTGCGGTTTCGAGTGCGGAGCCGGTTGCGGACCAATCGCAGCGTTGGTTTTGGTCATCCCAAACGAGGTAGATCATGTGCCCGCCGTTGGCGCTACTGTGCCGGTTGCAGCCGTTCCCGTGCCGTGGCGATGGGTCTGTAGGGAGACGGCATCGCCGCCGCCGTAGCCCGCAACGACCGCGCCGGACACATGCAGGTCGCCGGTAACAGCGATGGGGGAGCCGTTGCCGTTGATGACGATCCCCGCCCGGCTGATCTTGACTGAGCGGCCGAGGTCATCGTGCAAAGCGACTTCGCCTTCAGCCAATGCAACGAAATACCGTTGGTCATGCGTGGCGATGATCACCATCTTGGACCTATCGCCGCCCAGGCAGATATGTGCGGTATCGGCGCCGGGATGCGGGCGGCTGGAAAATCCATAGTGTTGCAGCATCGCAGTCTGATCCCGCGTCTCGACCTCGGAGAGCCGCACTTGCGCAACGCGCACGGGGGCATCATCGCGCGTGCCGGCGATTTTTCCGAGGCCAACAATGGATGCAAGTTTTCCGAGCATCATGCGTGCGCCGGACCAACTGAAACCGGCGGGGCGGCATCAGTGGAGTCCTGTATCGCCTTTTGGACCTGCCAGTCCAACATAACGCTTGGCGGCTGCGGCAAGAAAGCCTCTCTTGGCATCATCGTGACTTCCGCTATCTTACCACGATGCGGGTCAAAAATGAAAGCAACTTCGCTTATGAGCCACTTTTTATTACCCAAGTGCAGCGCCGGTATGTCCAGCGGCGCAAGCGTGTTGACTTCCCACAACTTGCCTTCTCCATCCCGCCACGAATCCGCGGTGATGGTGACGGCTTGACTGCGGCCATAGCGCCTCGCGATTTCCCACTTTGCGCGCCGGGCCGTGATATCCCATGCGCCCCACCCCTGTTCCGAAATGATCACGAGCGGTCTGTAGCGCGGAACGGTGGAATCTTGTTCCTTCGCGATGACGTTTGCGTCCGATGTCCCGGCAGGTGCGCCCGGATGCAGTTGGATCGTTGAATCGATCGCCAGCGCCAGCGCCCAGACGTTCGAATATCGCTGATCCAAAGACCCCATCGAACTCGCAGATTGGACGTTGGCGCCTTGGGTGAATCCGCTCTTGGCTTCTACCGTGCCGGGCTGTGCGAGCATAACGTTGCCGTCCGGCATTTCGTAGGCAATGAGAGAGGCATAGCGCGCCATTTCCTCAATGATCTGCCACGGCGTTACAGTAAGGTTTACGTTCAACTGCGGAATGATCTGGCCGTCCGCGGTCAGTTGTTGGTTCTTGACCACGGATGTTCCAGGATCGCGTTGCAGAACCTTGATCCCGAACGGCTTACAAACCGCCGTGGCAATGTCCAGAATGGAGCGGTTTAGGAACTGCTGGTTCGACGCGAATGCAGAACAGTCCACCAGATCGCAGCACCGACCCCGGCCGAGGATCGTGATGTGATGCCCGCGCGCGTCGATCGATGACATAACGCGGTCAATCCAGCCGGTGAGCACGGAATCCTTGCCGATCTGAACCACGCAGTCATCACCGGGCTGCGGTTCGAGCATCGACGGCTGTCCCGGATATCGCTCCGTCATCGAGATCATAAAGTTGGACGGCATCAACTCAATGCCGCGCGTGACCCGGCCGGACAGCCATCCCGCGTAGCGCGTGCCTTTGACGGAGAGGATAACGTCGTCTGTCGGCACCATTGACGATCGCTCCGCTGTTGGCGCACAGTGCCGATGTGCAATTGATGGGGTTGACGATGCGTTGGCTTTTTGTGGCTCTGGCGCTGGCGGCCACGCCGGTTATGGCGGCCCGGCTATCGGTCAATGATCAAACGACGTGCCAGGATGTGATCCGCGCGACGATCGCAGGGGATGACGTGACCGCCATGCAGCGGGACATCGGCCGGTATGCAGCCTTTTGGTTCGTTCGCTACGGGGTGCCGGCACCCAAAGACCTTCGGCAATTTGGCATGAATGTTGCTATGCAGTGCATGCAGATGCAGGCAGGAACGCCCGTGCTGTCTGCCGCGATGAAGGTCCGCGACGCTTGGCGGGACTAAACCGCCGGAACCGTCATCACCAAAGGAAGCGCCATAGGGTGCCATGGCGTTGCGTTCCGGATCAGTTCGTCCGACCGGCTGCCGTCGCGGTATAGCCGCTGCGCAACCGTCAACGCCGGCAGGGGCGCGCGGAATGTCACGGTCTGGAGCGGCGCCAGCACGGCGCCGATATCCGCCAGATACGCCACCACATCCGCCCGAAGCACACGCAAAGCCTGACACACCTCATCGGCGCCGGAATCGCCCGCCCTCACAATCCCCGCGGAGATCGCCGCGGCAACCTGACTGCTGATGGCCGCCGCCTGATTGTAGCTAGTGAAATTGTATGCCGCCGCTGCCCGCGCCAGTTCCGCCAGCGTGGCATACAGGCATAGATCCGCCCCCGCGCGTTGAACGGCTGCCAGGACCAGGCCAACCGGGTCCGTGGCGGCCGTGATGACCGGCTTGACCTGCGCCATCGTCAACAGAGCGCGGATTTGATCAGTCGGCTCCGGTATCGCCGCACGCACCGCCGCGGGAGCAGCGCACACAGCGGCGGTGATGTCTGCCGGTATGCCCGTCCGTGCGGCTTCCGTAGCGGCATCAAGCGCCTGCGTGGCAGCCGCGCGGGATACTGCCGCGGTCGCCTGGAGTGATGCGGGCGTGGCTGTGGCGGGCGCCTGTTGCCCTGATCCCGCCGCATACGGTCCGAAAGCAGCGCCCAAGCCAGTGACGGATGACGCAATGGATTTAGCATCCCGCACCACCTGAGTTGACACCGCAGCCCATGTGGAGATGATAGCAGGTAGTGCCGATATGACGGAGAGGGCGATTCCGCCAACGCTCATTGCCGTGCCGAGCAACGCGCCCGCGGCACCGAGGTTTATGGAGGCCAACGCGCTCGCCGCTGAAAACACGTTCAGACTGCCGAGGTTGATCTTGGATAGCCAGTTCCCCGTGGCACCGGGAAATACCGGCTCAACCGACTGCGTAAAGGTTATGTCGAGTTCGTAGACGCCGCCCGCCTCTTTCGAGTAGTGGCTAGAAAATGCCGTGACGACGCCTTGAAAAATACCTAGCGTCGGATGCGTAAGCGTGCCGATGCCGGGCTTGTCCATCGCCAGCAGAAGCGCGTTGTGCTGGACCATGGCGAGCGGGCCGCAGATGAAACCGCGGAACGTGAATTGCTTCATGCCCGAGCCGAGGTCTTCAACCCAGACGGAATCCTTGTATGGATACTCATGGATTGCCAGACGGCGGC